ATGCTAACATCGTGTATAAAACATAATGGGTTCAGTAGTATATTTAAAGTTTGTACTTCTATTATAGTTCATTTTGTGTTGAAAGTTTAGTGTTTCTAATCCATTACGTTTCATACACCCAACCGTTAGTGGTAATGCTAAGAAATCCTACAAGATTCTGTGGCATACTCCATAAAGTGAATTAAATCAGGTTTCTTCAATCCTGCATCAACATACTTGTTTATTAAAACGAATAGGTCATCTTGAAAATCAATAGCACTACCACTAACAACAGGTATATTTAATGCCTGTTCCTGTGGTTCTTGTAAGTTCTGCTCTTTTTTCATCTTTATCTGTATTTTGATTGTTTGTAATTATAAATCAGGCACTAAACATACCTGCGGACGTTATACACAATACTACATTATACGTTCTAATCAGCATTTTGTTTCAAAAACTTTTTAAAAATTTCCTACTCAACAATATGATTTTTTATCTCTTTTTGTTTTTCATTATAAAAATCTAAATCTTTTTCAGAATAATTGTTTGGTAAAATTATTACTGAATTACATTCTAAGATTTGTGGAGCAACAATACCTTGATTGTACAACCAACTTGCAATTTTAAATTGTATTTTCGTAATCATCGTTTTCATTTCTTTTATTTATTTTAGTTTATATTATTTGTGCCAATTCATAATCTTCATTATCAATTGCGTTTCTTAATTTAGTTTCCAAACTTTTTGGTATTATAGCAGCAACAATATAGTTTTTATAGTTTAAATTAATAATAACATCATCTCCGTTTTTAATTGCATTACATAATTTATTATATTCAACAATTAAACTACCATCATCACCATAAACGCCATAAATATTTCCATTTAATTTAACAACATTAGCATATGTTAAATATACGTTATCACTATTGATAAGTAAAGCATCATTAGTATATTTATATTTATCTTCTCTATTAATTAAAAGTGTTATTTCCATTATTCAATTTTTAAAAAGTTTTTATTCGTTCTTAGTATAAAGTTCGGTTCTAATTTATCCGTACTGGTTATAACAGCAAGTAAACCACATTAAAACGATGGTTTACTTGCAACCGTTATAAACAAGGCTACGAAACTGCACAACCAAGAACATATTGTCCTACATTTGGGTCAACGCAATTACGAATTATTTGGTCTTTTCTGTGTTTCATTTTATATTCTCGTAAGTCAAAATAAACACATTTATCAGAACAATCCCAAGTATCTAAAAGTACACCATTATCTAATACTGATACGTGTTTAGACACTCTCACAATATATTTACCTTCAGGATCAATTTTTGCAAGTGTTTTAGAAGTCATTCTATTTTCACCCTTTATTGCAGGAAATGAAATTCTTTCATAACTAAACCCCAAGTTATTTAAAGTATTTGTTATTTGATTTTCCCAAAATTTGTCGGTTTTTTTGGATGCTCTCCAACCATTGTTATACATAAGTTTATGTACTTTACTGTATTCTGAATTTGTTATTATGGTTACCGCTCTAACCATACAGTCACCATCACATTTAATATCTTTCTCTGTCTTTGGTTGTGTGTGTTTAAAGATCATAATTATTAATTTTATAATACAAAGATAATAAAATTTTTCTAATAAAACAAAAACCCCCATTTTTTATTTGGAGGCTTTATATTATTTTTATAACTTTAATTTAATATTACAAAGATATTTTATTATTTAATAATTTGTTTTATTACTTGTGTTGAAAAATTTACATTACTTACCTGAATATAATAAATTCCATTTACCATATTTAAATCAATAATATTATATAAATTAATCCCTGAAACAATATTAATTTCTTTATTAAGTATTTCAGATCCTTTTGTGTCTTTAATAATTAATTTTCCGTTACCAACCATATTTTTATTGTTTAACACAACTTGAAAAGACCCTGAACTTGGATTAGGAAATATTGAAAAGTAACCTTTTGTGTTTTCACTACACATAACATTTATTGGTCCATACTCTTTTGATTGTCCATCAATATCATATTGAAGAAGTTTATAATAGTTATTCCCATCAATTGCGTTTTCATCTTTTGTGGTATAAGTTAATTCTTCTGTAGAATTACCAGCCGAATTTAAAGTGGTTAATATAGACCAATTAATACCATCTCTTGATTTAAGAACTTCAAAATAATCAGAATTATGTTCACTTTCAGTTTTCCAAGTTAATGATATTAAATTATTATCACAAACCCCAACAAAACTTAATAGTTCAACAGGAAGAGCTCCATTAGTAATAATATTAAAAAATCTGGTTTGAGTCCCACATCCATAAGCATTACTGGTAATAACTCTAACCGAACCATTAGTTGTTGTCTGTGGCCAAGTAAATGTAATTGATGGAGAGTTAGAGTTAGGAACGTTTATCCATAGTGGTGCAGTTACGGACTCGGTGTAAGCCCATTGATATGTTACGTTTGCTACCGGTGTTATTGAATAACTTTCTTGGGTTCCAGCAATTATGGTATTATTACCAGATATTGTAGACACAAAACCAACAGAAGGATTTACGGTTATTGTTGTTGATGTTGATGCCGAACACCCATTTTCCGTTACTGTTAATTGATAGGTCTGTGTAGTTGTAGGAGAAGCAAATGGACTTGGGGCACTTGCATTTGAAAGTCCAGTTGATGGGCTCCATAAATATGTTGGAGAAGAACCGTTAACGTTAGATATCAATTGGGTATTTGACCCATCACATATCGTATTTGTTACCGCACTTATGGTTACAGTGGGATTGGGATTAACCGTTATTGTTGTTGAAGCACACCCACCACTAAAAAGACCTCCGTTTAGATTTCTTGCGTAGTATGTGGTGGTTGATGCAGGACTTACCGAAATGGAATTTCCAGTTGACACGAAAGTTGATGCACAACCTCCTACATACCAATAAACCACACCCACAACACCATTTGCGGTTAGGGTGGTAGATGATCCATTACAAATAGTATTTTGTGTTGCAGATATTGATGTTGGGTCTGCCGGTGGTGGTGACATGCAACTAAGACCAACATTAAAGGAACCATTGGATGAATATCCATGAACCAATATGTAGTAATTTGTTCCTACTGTGGAAGTCCATGAAAATGAGGCAGAAGAACTAGCACAACCCGGACCATAATCATCATTACCACCTACACATGACAATGTAGAACAATTAGGACCACTAAAAACAGATATTTTGCTATCCCACGCAGTGGCACAAAGATTTGCCGTCATAATTTGTCCGTTTCCTGAAACAACATACCAAACACCTGGTTGTGTTTGACTTATAGAACAAAATCCAGCTTCACCTGTTCCTGAATTGGTAGCGTTTACTGTAGTTCCTGATAGTGACTGACTACAAGTAATGGCCGTTGCATTACATACTAAATCATTTGACGGAGGAGGTGTTGCCGCACAAGTCAAGCACTCAATATAATCGGTTCCACACGAAGACGCAGTTCCACAATTAGAATTTGTATTATAGTGAACATAATATGTTCCTGACACAGGAGCAGTCCATGTTAGTGGGGATGCACCTGAAGCAACTACAGTTCCTCCTGGTGTTGTGTGTCTTACTGTTATCCAACCACCCAAACTATAAGATGATCTGTATTGTCTGCCTGAGACAACACTAGTAAAGGTCGTGTATTCACTCTGAAAGGTACACGTGCTAACATAAAAAAGTCCTGGCGTTGATGTCATAGTAGCCGTCATATAAGGGGAAGTATTGGTACAAGGTCCCGCGGCGGCTGCCGCACAACTTCCTGCAACTATATGACCTCCTGACGTTGAGGTTCCGGCAAGTGGTTGAATAGTGTTGATTATGGTAGCTCCTGCACCATTGATAATTCGTATACGCATTTCGTAAGGATAAAGTCCTGCAGTGGTTCGGAATACTCTAATTGTTGCTCCTACTGCGGCAGAAAAGACAGAAGAAGTAGGTCCAGATCCAACACAACTTAAATTAGATAAAACGGTTACACCGTTAACGGAAACAGATACTAACCCTCCATTCCAACCATCACCCCAAGTGTCGGTTCGTTGGATAGTATGGAGACATGATTGAGAAAATAAGAAAGATGAAAATAGAACAAAAAGTCCAAGCAATATATTCTTCATAGTAAAAATAAATAAAATAAAATTATTTACTCTCTTGAAGAATCTTTTTAGGAAACCCCCATATTCCACGGGCAGGTTGAGTTCACTAATAAATACGAATATAATTGGGATTAGTGGTTAATAAATCCTCGTATTGAGCAAACTATGATTTTAGTTTATTATTTAAGATTCCAATTTTTGTATTTTGTTTCTATTTTTCTCCTACCGTATTTTTTTTCCATAAGTTTCTGGTGTAGATCCCAATTAATAATGGATTCATTGGTTTGTTCTTTTTCATCCGGAATAAGTGAATAAATTTTACCAAGTCGTTTAATTAGTTTTGTTGCAACATAATTAAATCTTTCACATTCGTCTACAAAGAATTGGTCCTCTTTCTTTTGGTATCTAGCAAGGTGACTTAAAAACTTGTGTCTGACTTTTTGAAGTCCCTCGTCGTCATTATCTTTTACCATATGACCCATACCTAACATTCTCATAAATCCAGCCATTTTACTATTACTATCCTCTGTCATTCTATCAAAAACATCTCTTTTAGCACTTATTAAATTAATGTAAACCAAATCCATAATTTCTTTTATTTTTTCCTCTTCAGACATATTTTCATAATCTACACCAGCATGTTCCAATAAACCATCAACACGATCCATTTGTTCGTATAGTTTTTCAATTAAATTAGTATAACTAAAATCTCTAATTTGTTTTAATTCTTTAACCACTTTATCGTTTTCAAAAAATTCTCTAAACTTTTCTTTTGTGATACCAGTTAATTTCATTCTTGTTGCCATTTCAGTTGGTCTAACAAGATTTTCAACGTGGTGGATGAAATAACTATATCTCATAAATTCATTAATCACAGGAATACCAAAGTTTATTCCTTGACTTGTATATGCTTGGTAATCAGCATCTTTACCTATCAAATCAGTTTCTTTTTTTTGCTTATCAAACTTATGTTTAATTTCGTGAGCGATTACAGATATTAATTCAACCTTATCTTTATTAAAATAATTATACACATCATCAGCATCCCAACTATCCCCATCTGACGCAAAACTTAACTGTAACTCAATTTCGTTGTCCAAGTTATGAACCTTCATTAATATTTTTTTATCAAAATTAAATTGGCTTGAAACACCCGCAGACATCATAACTAATGGTCCGTCATAGTCATCCATTTCGTGAATTTCAACACGCAATTCTAACTTGTGTATTTTATAATCGGATATTGTTAAATCTAAATTGTTTTCAGTAAATGTTTGTGTTGTGTCGTAATCATCCATACCTTTTAATAGGTTTAAAATGATTTCATATAGTTCTTCTGCAGATTCAATAATTCCTTCAGGTACACCGACAGCTTCACTTAATAGATTTTTAACTATTAAGTCCATTTGGTTTTCAGTTATAATAATTTTTGCCATACATATAAATATATTGGAGTTACAAATTAACCTACAACTCCAACTAAACCATCTAAATGATGATCTCCTGACATATCAGAACCTTTTAATCTTTTATCCATTATTTTAATAATATCAGAAATACTATATGGATCCATTCCATTACCATCAACACCAACATCCAATCTTTTTCCATTACCAAATTTTCTGTTAGGATCAAGATGTACGTGTCCGTGAAGATGGATTACACCTTTGTTAAGTCCGTTCCAACTTTGAAGGGGGTAGTGACATAAAACAAAATCTTTACCTTCAATGTTTACTTCCAAGTAGTGGTGTACACTTAAAAATCGTCCTTGTACGTGATCACGATTATTTTCAATGTGTGTATCGTGATTTCCAAGTATCAAGTGGATGTTGTGACATACCAAACGTTCAAGGAATATTCCAATATTATCAAACCCACCAAATGAAACATCACCCAACATAATTAGAGTATCGTCTTGTCCAACAAAGTGGTTTATACCATCAATCAAACGTTCATTCATTTGTTCAATAGTTTGAAAGTCACGAGTAGAATCTACAGGTACTTCACCATCTTGTGTTCTCCAGTTTGTGGTTCCTCGTACAATATTTTTGTGACCGTAGTGTGTATCACTTGTAATCCACACTTTTCCTGTTGTCAATAATTTTTTAAAACTCATAATTTTATACCGCTTTTTTTAAAATACCCCCTATCAACAATAATAAATTTTTACAACCTAATAACAAATCTTTCTTTCATTTGTTTTATTCTATCATCTGGAACATTATGAATATTTTTTCCACCGTGAACATTTTCCACAATAACAGAAAAAACGGAATATCCAAATTCTTTTGCTAAATTAAAATACGGTTCCATTTCCCATTCTTGGGTTGAGGTATTAGAAACCACAATCTTTGGGTACTCCAATATCATATCTGTTTTAACCATTCCTTGACACCACTGGTGAGCATCTTTTATTTTAGTAAAATCAAAATTATATTCCCCATTCTCATTAATAAAAAACATATCCGCTTCATAATGTTGCCCTCCCAAAGTTTTTGCAAATGTTGATTTTCCTGATCCCGGAATTCCTCTAACACAATATAATATTTTTTCCATACCACAAAGATATAGTAAAAATTTTAATAAAACAAAAAAAAGGAACCATTTCTGATTCCTTTTTAGGGTCGCACAAGGATTGTGTCGATCTTCCACCACCTTATTTTTATAAACAAGGAAACTAAATTCTAAACATCCACAGATAGTAATTAGTTTGATTACCAGATCCCATAGTTATATCGGTAAACTTTAATCCTAATATACTACCATAAATAAGATTACCCTCATAAATGGTTCCACTTAAATTACCCCAAGGAGTATAGTTCATTGTTAGATTATATGCCGATGCGGTTGGGTAGAACGAGTATGTTGCCAAATTATTATTAAACTCATAACTGGTTAGTGTGTTAAATTTAACCGTGTCTGAGGTTGGGGTGATTCCTCCTATTTCTCCAACTCGGTACCCATTAATTACCCAGGTCTGTCCAATCAAATTATATGTTGAGTCAATGGTTGTACTATCCGTGATAATTGGTTGTGGTGGGTTTGGTGGTCCGATATTTTCTTTCGTACAAGACATTAACCCAAAAACCACTAAAATTAAATAAAAAACATTTTTCATAATATACTAAATTATTTAGTTACAAAAGCCTCAATTTTGCTTTTAACTTGTTCAACAATACTTACCTCTTTAGTTGTGGTAATTACAACACTGTCCTTGAGGATTTTATTTGGTATGTGTACCAAAAAAGTATCCCCATTAAAGAATGATAGGTCTTCACCCAATTCAATACATCCGTGTACCATTTTTAAAAACAATTTAAATTGTAGTTGGTCAACAAATGTCTCATTGATGAATTCCCCCATCTTTTCGTTTATCACTCTAATATTATACCCTGTCTTATTCATACCACAAATATAGATATTTTATTCTTATAAAACAAAAAAACCCACAAATATTTTTTTACAAATTTTATGGGTTTTAAAACTAAACCATTTTTTTATTTAAGAAGAAGGCGGATTGAGTTTTGTGTTATATAAATACCACAATACTTACTAAAAATCAACTTATTTAAAAATTTTTTTAATTATTTCTAATAATTGTTCATTATTTTTACCCACAGGTATTTCGTTTTTATTAAAATACTTACATTTTGTGTGTTCGTGACCATCCTTAGCTTTACCTAAATCAGGTAAAATTTCGGTGTTTGTTTCTGATTTGAACACATACATTATACCCCTTTTTGTTACCCCATCTTTTTTATATTTGTTTATGAATCCAACCAAATCAATATCATTTTTTAATTTGATGTTGGTTTCTTCATAAAATTCTCTTAATGCCGCCTCTGAAGGTGATTCTTTGCCTTCAATATGTCCTGAAGGTAAAGACCATTGATTCGCTAATGATTCTTCAGGTGATCGTTTACATAATAAGACATTGTCTTTATTTTTTAGTAGTATTCCGGAATATCTTTTAAAATCTGCCATAACTTAATATTTATAAATATGAATGAAGTAATAATTAATAATAATTTGTTTAATGTTGTTACAATGATTTCCGAAAAGGATATTGAGAAAGGTATGATGAATAACTCTTTTGGTGATGATATCAATGGGATGTTGTTTGTTATGAAACCAGGACAACATTCCTTTTGGATGAAAAATTGTAAAACTCATTTGGATATTATTTTTATAAAGGATATGAAAGTTTCAAAGATACATAAGGATTGTCCCCCTTGTAATAAAGAAAAATGTCAAACATATCAAGGTGAAGGTGATTTAATTTTAGAAATTAATGGTGGTGATTCTGACAAATATGACATAAAAGAAGGTGATAGTGTCATAATTAAACCTTAATTTTCTAAGTTACTAATATGGTGTTGTAAATACCACAACGCTTTTTTAAGATCCTCTAATTCTTTTTCTTTATTTTTCTTTCCCGCTCTTGAAATATACTTTACCGTATTACCCAAAGAAAATCCTAATTCCCAAGCATCAATAACCTTTATTGCTTCATATTCATTATTTTCTCCTCCGTAATGTTGTGGGTGGTTTACTTGTTCATAAGGTTTTAATAAATCTTCAAGTGTTAAAAATTTCTTTTCAGCCCAAAACGCACCATCAATATAATAAGTGTTAAATCCTCCCCAATTAATACTTTCAATACCTCTATCAACATCAGGTATATTAATCTCAGTGGATTTATAATCATCTATATAAATTATACCTCCAGGTTTAACTCTATCCCAGGTATTTTCAACATCCTTAAGTAAACATTCATAAGTATGACACCCATCAATTTCAACAAAGTCAAACATAATATCGTGAGCCTTCATAAAATTAGGTATAGTATCTAAAGAAGATCCTGGAATTAAATTCATAAATATCCCATAAGGTTTAACCGATTCTGAAAGTATTTTAAAATTTTCTACAGTACATTCGTGTTCACAAATATCAAAAATATTAATGGTTACCGGTTCGTCATCAAACTCACCATCTTGTTTCATTCTAGCAATTGTATCACATATTATTAGAGATGAGTGACCCATATTAAACCCAATCTCAATTATACTATGAGGTTTATTTTTTTTTATTAAGTCAATTAATGTTTTTTGTCTTTCCGGAAACCAACTTATGTTCCCTTCCTTACAATCATTTCTCATTCCTTCTAATAATTCCATATTACTTTTTATTTATTTTCTATTATATATTTTATTATTTCATCTTTTGTTTTTCCCTGATTAAACATTTTGTAAACATTATGTGAAAATTCATCTGTACTGATAACCGCATCAGCATCCAAATAGGTCATAATGTCATTAAGATGAATAAGGATGTTTTCTTTCTTTAAAAATCTTTTATTAAACCCCATTATTTAAGAATTTAGTTCTTCTTTTTTCTTTTTATAATTTTCAATAAGTTGTTTTTGGTCAATGTAAGAAATTAATTTTCTTTTAAATAAAGGTAAAAGAGTTTCATTTATTGGAAAATCCCCTCTACTTAACATTTCAACCACAGGCATTTTTGTACCTCCATCAACATTCCATTGACTAAATGTAGAAACTATTTTAGGTATTGTCAAATCATTCTTCTCATCAGAATAAATTAAATTAACAACTATAATTTTTTCAGGGGATCCTTTTGCTGCAGGTTTTTTCTCGTATTCCCAAATATACCATTTTTTTGTTTTTTCATCTGTGTGATAAAAATAACCTTTTGGTGATAATATGTTTTTTGTATTTTTTCTAACTTTCAGATTTACACTATCAAAAACTAATTCCCACACAGATTTTGCAATACCAAAATATTCAAACATTCTTGGGGCGGAATATGATAATATTTGTATGAATTCTTGATATTCCTCTTCAGACATTTCCGGAATATCTCTTATTTTTAAATCTTTCACCAACAGTTCATCATCAACCGTTGCGAATTTTTTATTTGTGTAGATTATTTTTTTATCTTTTATTAGAGTTTGGACATTTGCTAAATGTAATGATAATTCAATAAAACCTGGGTAAAGTTCCATCTTGTCCAATTTTTCACCCATTTTTTGAAAGTATGATAATAACTTATATTCCTTGTGTTCTCTGTCAATTGGTTTTTCAAACATCCAGTCGGTGTTCATCAAAAACTCTATTTTCTTTTTTCTTCCCATTTGACATAAACATAAACATATATTCTAATTCTGTAAATATTAATCTGTTCTCATTACAACATATTCAGTACCATTAATAGTCATTTCATCGTAAGTACCATCATAACCATTAAGAGTTTCACCATAATCAGAATCATTTATTAAAGTTCTTAAAAGGTCATCTTTATCAGCATATTTAATAATATCACTTGAATCAAAACCCATTTCATTTTTTAAAAAATGAACAGGATCACGACTGATTTCATACTTTTTATCCTCAACGTAACTTTCAACCGATCTTTCATCTAAATCCCCATCTGGATTGTCTTTTATATCTTCTATTTCAGATTCAATATCTGAAATTCTATTGTCACGATCATCTTCGTGTTCTTGTGTGTCTTCATCGTCATATATTTGACGTGGTGAGACAACCACACCATCTTTATATAAAACCCAATGAGATTTTTGTGGATCACTACTTTCATTTTTATAATCATACTCAATTTCTGTGTCATCATCATAAAAATTAAAAACTCTTCCATTTTCTTCTTTTGTTGGGTATTTAATTGGGGCTCTTACCCCTTCATTTTCATAAACCCACTTTTCCATTTCAAGTAACCAAATTTCTTCTTCTTGGTCTCTACTTAATTCTTTATCAATATTATAAGATTCCGGTTCTTCATAAATCCAGTTTCTAATTGTATCCTCCCAATCCTCAGCAACTTGATCACCATCAATATGGTATTCTAATTGATTCGTACTTAAATAATGTTCTGGGTTATCAATCCAATCATCATAATGATCTTTAACTGATTCGTCGGCTTCATCTATGGTACCAACAGAAATTGTAAATTGTTCTGTTAAAGATTCAAACGTGTGTAAATCATAATGTCTTCCATATGGGACTAAGTCATATATATCAACATATTCCGATAATTTATCAATTCTTTCTTGTACCTCATCAACTTCCTCCGATAATTCATCATAAAGATCCTCATCATCTTCCACTTCCATTCGTGATTCTAATTCAGATATTTTAATTTTTAAATCTATTAGTTCTTGTTTTTCTTCATCACTCAAAACCTCTAATAATCCCTCCGAAACCGCATATTTAAAAGCGACATTTGCCATTTCACCTTCAGTATCAGTGTCATTTAAATCCCACGCATTATCTTCTCTTCTTTCTTCTGCCTCATTATATAATCTTTGTCTAGCAATTCTTTTTTGTACTTCTTCATATGGTGTACTCCAGTATCTCATATGTCCTTTAACCTCAACTCCTTCTAAACTTTTTATATTAGTATTTGAAATATCTAAATTTCCATTTACAATAATATTACCCAAACTTGTGATTGGTTTTTTAGATAAATCTAAACTTCCATTAACTACAATTCTTTTTCCTTTGAATTGGGGTAACATAGGGATTCCGTGTGCAACATTATTTACCCGATTTAAAAGGTTCATATATTGTTGTGAAGATAACTCATAGTTCTCTAACTCACCTTCTATTAAAATATTCTTAATTAATTTAATTAAGTCGCTTTCATTAAGCCTAATAATTTTTTTCATATAACAATAAATATTGAATTATTTACAAATATGAAGATATCCAGATATTTATATAAAAAATAAACCTAATAAAAATATTTTGTCATGGGATGTGGATGTAAAAACAAAGGAAACCAGCAACAAGCGGCTCAACCACAGGTTAACCAATCTGTTCAAAAACCTCAAACTACCAATAACGCAACCGTTCAGGAATCCGTAAAAAAAGTTATTGAGAAGTATTATAATAAAAGATAATATTCTTTTCAAAGTTTAGAATCTAAGGTGGAATTTTCCACCTTTTTTTGTATTTATCTTATATGAACTTAAATAAGGCAATAGAAACATTTAATGACGGTAATTTTGATAGGTATTTAAAACCTATATTCAATAATGCAAGGTCATTTTTAACAATAGTTTTAAAAAAAGGTAAAAAAGATGAGGTAGATATTGAGAATCTTTCATATAAGGATTATGAGTCCGACTCAGAATTATTTGAATTTTTATATGAAAGTGGTTTTTTTAATAATGTTAATTATAATAACATACCTGAAGAAATAAAAAATTCATATCTTTTATATCAGATTGGTAATGACTCCACAACAACCCTTAACTATATTTGTGATAACATTTTAAGTGATGTTGTTGTAAGATCTGACGGATTTTGGTTACTACTATCCGATAGGGAAGAACTTTCTATATTTTTTGATGATAGAGGTAGGGATACAACCGCAAAAGATGTTGCAAAATCCGCATTAAGTGAGGATGGTTTGCATTATGATAGATGGGATAATACAACTGATGATATATATCGCGACGTTATAGATGAATTAAATCAAGAAAATTTAATAAGATTATCTGAATATGTTTTAAAATCTATTGGTGATCAGGATTTAAGTATTGAGGATTACGGATCTGATTTTTTACACGATTTGGCAAAAGATCAAGACCGTGAAGGATTTTTTAGAATAACCAGTAATGATGTAAATTCATTAATAAATGACAAAGAATCGATGGAAGAATTAATGGCTGGTCCTCTTGATGAATTAAAGGGTGAGTTATATTCTATTCATAGTAACGCATATAATTCGGCATATGAATCTGAAATATATAACTTGGTTTATGGTGGTTTAAAAGAATACTTTAGTTCAAATATTACCGAAGAAGCAAAAAAAAACGGAGAAAAAGTAAGATATCAATCCTTTATTAAGATTTCTGATTTCCAAAGTAACGTTGAGTCATTTTTAAATGAATACAAGTATGGTGGTTACTATGAAACTTTAGATTATTTTGGTGGGTACTCTGAAATGATGAATCAGTTATTTAGTGACGGTGTTTATGAAGAAATTGATTTTAGAATACCCGATTATCCTGACTATCAATTAGTTGACAAATATCTAAACGAATTTTTTGGCGATTATATTTAATGAATTTATCTAAATCTATAGAAACATTTAATTCCGGTAACTGGGATCGTATTGAACCTATTTTTGGTAATATTCAAAATTTTATGAACTATCTTAAATCTAAAGGTAAACTTAATCTTATTGATTATAGGTCTATGTATGACACATTAACTGGATATGACTTTAACGAGGCTAGTATTATTTTATTAAAAGAATATGGTCCTGATTATTTTGATGATATTAATAAAATAGGAGATGAGTATTATATAAAAATTGACTCATTAACTGAATTTTCAGTTCTTTTTGATGATGGTTATAGTCGTAATATGTCTGATGCCGAAATTGTTAAAGAAGTACTGGGTGAGGATTGGTTTGAAATGTTTTCAGATACTGTGAGTAGTTATCACTCTGATATTGTTTCAGACCTAAATGAAAAAAATATGTTAGAATTAAAAAATATTATTCTTCGATATTTAGAAAATTCTGAACTTGATTCCGATCATTTTGGTGGTTTATTTTTTCAGAATAATACGGATGAAAATGGTAATGTTCAAATAAATAATGAAAACATTAATTATGTTTTATCCGATAGAAAAACATTTGATGAGTTAATAAACTCAGGGGACTTAGAAACATTAAAAGGTAACTTACGGTCTTTATATAATATGGCATATAATGAGGCTTGGAACGATGTTGTATTTAAACAAATAAAAACTCATTTAAGTCATTACATTGATACGGATTTTAAATGGGAAAATAAAGATATGGGGGGTGGTAGAACTAAAAGTTATATTAACTGTAAAATTAAAAATTTAAAAGTGGATATTTTTAATTTTTTAA